TAACAGCCTTCTGTTCTTTGTGACGAGCCATTGCCGCGCCCATAAGACGAAGATTCATAGCCATAATATCCCAAGTGCTATAACGGAGGGCTTCATCAGTGAAGGAAGCCGCAATACCAGACTTGCCAACCCAAGCAGTCTGCACAGCGCCACCAATCTGGAACATCACTTCAGGATAGGTACCATGCTCTTGTACATCATCAGCATATACGGCACCAAGAGCACCAGCCAGAACCTGAGTAGTCAAACCTTTAGACATCACGCGATTAAATAGGCCAGTGATTACCAGAGCAGGTTCAATTGGCTCGCGCACAATCATTTCCATGGCCTGGGGTAGCAGGGCTTGGATCTCTGCAGTCATAACCGTGTCGCGAGAAGAAATAGTCTCAACAAAATCTTCCCACTCGACGCGCTCATCACTATCTGGGATCTGACCCTGATTACTCATCACGTCAGCAAGGAATCGTGCAGCCTGCTTTTCGCCGGTAGGAAGCTCCAGTTTACGACCACTTTTTAGAGTGAAAGACATTAGGAACTCCTTATGAAATCTTGATGTTAAGGATTGCGAGCTGATCGGCAACCGTCTCAGGAGACAGTGTAATCAGATCGGTGTAGCCAGCAGTCGCAGTACCAGGCATCTGATCAACAGCGGTCATGTTTGATGCGCTCCAGGCAGTCTCAACTCTTTCAAGTAGACCACGAGGCTGACTGATTAGACGATAAATACGGCCAACGATACCACCCATATTGGTTGTCCCAGGAGTAATATCAATGGCTACGAAGTTAGAGTTAGAATCTACAGTTAGGAACTGACCACGACGAGCTTCACCACAAAGATGGATCATCCGTGCAGCTGCAGCAGAACCGCCAGAGTAGTAGTAGTAGGTCATTGTAGTCACGCCAGCAGTTGCTACCTGGGCTCCAGCGCTGGCGGAGACAATCAGCATTCCAACTTCAGCATCCCAGAAGTAATCACCTGCAGTAGTTACTGAAGCGATACTGGTCTTTTCATTTACGCCAAAGATTTCAGACGTAGCAAAAGACAGGGGAGTACGTGAGGTATTCTTGCAACCAGGAATATTCCGAATTGAATAACCAGCAAGGTTATCAGTTGCAGCAATAACACCACTATAGCGAGTCAGACCGGCAAGTTGAGCAGGAGTTACATAAAGCTCTGCACCAGCCACATCTGCATCAGGCATTTGGGTACCATCAGCAACGCTCGACCAAGCAGCAGCAGCTTCAAGGTCGCCTGTGGTGGCAGCAGTAGTGTTAGCCAGGTGAGGAACGACCATCTGCCATTCAGTAACGAACTGAATTAGATGTTGTTTGCAATAATTAGCATAGTTGTAGTTGGGAAAGTCGCCGGCCCAAACATACACATCACCTTTGACTATACCGACTGGAAGACTAATAAAAGCTTCTATTACAGCGGTTACGTCGCTCTGATCGCTTACCCCTGAATAGAAATCGTGACCAAGAGCTAAGTCCGCCTCATTGACGAGTCCACGAGCAAGCAGAGCAGTTGCTACGGCTTGAGCAGTACGAGTACCAGTAGCAGTTAAGGTTACACCAGTTACAATGTCAATTACACCAGCAGTTACATCTGCAGTAGTATAGGTGACAAAGGTAGAGCCAATAGTGGTACGAAGGTAATAGCCAGCAGGAACAATCCGCTCGTCCTCACCACAAAGAGCAATAACTTTACCAGTAGAAATTACAAAAGAGTCTTGAGTAACAGTATCAGTCCATTCAATGGGCAGCCACGCAGCGGGCTTCCAAGTCCCAGCAGGATTGTCGGCATTCTTCTGCAGGAATGGGCTAGGAGTAATGTTACTAATGACATTAGTACGACGCTTTAAGGTCGCAGTATATCGACTAACAGCCATTTTTGTCTCCTAAGAGAGTTGAAATTTGGAAGGATGGAATCCGCGTGGCAGATACTTCTTACATCTTGCGAAATAAGTCTCTGCAATGTGTTCTCCATCTTTAGAAAGAATTGCGCTGTATTCGGCTAAGAATTTTTTCTCATAATCGCCAAGACCATCTGTTTTCTTAAGCTGTGTTTCTACAGTTTGAGTTTTGGTTGGATTGATGGCAATTGAGTTTGGATCTTCGACCTTACCAGCATTATCAAGAATTGTGTGATCTTCTACAGAATCAATAGTACCAAACCACCCCCATAGATCTTCAAGTTTGTTTTCAGAATCTTCAGGAATTTCTTTATTTTTCAGATTAGCAATACAAACAAGAACATCTTCAAGTCGCTTGGAAAGATCTTCTATTTGCGTAAGTGCAACTTTGTAGTCTTTAAGAAGCTCTGTTTCTTTCGAATCTTTCTTATCTTTGCATGCAGGAAGATCCGGCCAATGTTTGCAAACGCACTCTTTGATGCCACCCGGGTTAGGGGCGTGTCGAGCATACGCCAATGCCGCAACAGCACGCTTTTTGGTATTAACCGGATAAGTATCTTTAGGAGCTCCACCGCTAGACCCACAGTAGGGACCTTTGGTTTTGTACTCACCAGAGTTGCTTCCGCCTGCTTCAGAGGTGGCATCTTGCCCTTCTTCGACCCCCAGAGTCTCATCTTCAATTTCAGTAAGGGAGTTGGCATAATCTTCCATCTCCTGTGAAATCTTATCCCAATCTACTTCTGTATCTTGGGTTTCAGATTCAGAATGAAGTCGTTCTTTAATAAGAGCAAACAAAGTATCAAGAAGTACGGGATCTACTTCGGGTTTCTGAGATAAGTCTTCTTGAGTTCCAACTTCTAACTTTTCTTCAGAGTCGGAGGTTGCAACGGCTGGAAGAACAAATTCTTCAGTCTCTTCCCCAGTAGCACTGTATTTATCCAAAGCGCCGTTAACGATAGAACCACGAAAATCTTGGATGTCAGCAAGCTCATGAAGTCGCGCATGAAGTTTATAAACATCTGTGGGCAGACTTTGATCTTCACTGTATCCGATCTTCAAATCATAATTATAATGAAGACTGTCATGGATTTGAATTAAATAATTAATTTCAAAAACAGTTTCACCAGTGAGAGCATCACCGAGTTTCGTAATTTCTTCATCAACAACGCCTTCGACAATCTTACGTGAAAAATCGCAAGGATCCATTAACTGAGGAGCCTCTTGTTTATTAGGCATATTAATCTCCAGGTCTTGTATAATCGAATCAGTAATAAAAACAGAAGAGGAGTCAATTTTCCAGAATTCAGGATCACTTAAGAATTCAGGGACTCCGACAGAATCAGAAAGTTGCATAGACCGTAGAATTGAAATATCGTCGGCGGGAGTGCTGACTACAGAGCCTTCTTTGACTATCCAAGCGCCAGTAATGTAAACACAAACTTCGCCATCATAAATAGAACCTGAGCGGTGTTCACAAATACCATCAGTCATCCAGTCTTGGCCACAGATACTACAAATATATCTATCAGAGCCGTGGTTGGCCGAGAAAGTTAGATAGCGTCCATCAAGAAACTTCTCAACTGCGTCTTGATCTGTAATACGGGCCTTTACTCGCATTGTTCCAAGACCAGGAAAACTCTCGTTGACGAGAAGGCCAGAATCCTTCATTGCTTTGTACATACGCTTTGGGTCATCACTGAGATAATCTTTTTGGAACTTCAAGAAGGTCCCGACATCCCTAAAGAAGCCCATAGCAGCTGGGGCCAAATCCACATACTCCCCACCAATGAATCTTCCTAACGGCTCTCCATCTGTATCATGATTCTTTAAAATAGGTTTAGCAAAGGGCTTAATAAGACTGTCAAGTCCAGTCTTCTGGCCAGAATAAGAATACAGTCTGTTGTTTATTCTTCGAGCTGAATGTGTAAAATCCCACTCAATGATAAGCCCTTGTTTTTCAGAGTCACCTTTTTGAGACTTATCAATTATTGATAGTATCTCTTGCTTGCTCAAATTAGAAAGCCTTTTGTCTGGGCTTATTTTAATGTAGTCGAAGAAATTGAAATCCATTTGGAGTCACCATTAATTATATGGAGGAATGTCATTGGCTTTATAAACATTATCAGCATTACTTATATAATCTGCAAGCTTTTCAATACAAATATCTTTATTACAAAGCAATTTGTCAACTTTTAGTTCAGAGAAGTCTTCGACAGAAGAAAGTATACCAGCATTATATGACTTCTTGTAATAGCGATCACAGACTTCTTGCCAGCGCCAGTCTAAATTAGAACGAACAACAGCCAATGAGACCTCGCCAAGAAGTTTTATTCGGTTATTGACCGTATCGGTAAAGGATGCACACTCTTGTTTAAATGCTCTTACAATATCATTTAGTTTGGCAGTTTCTTCAATTGGACCATTTAGCAAAAACATCTGATAAAGATCTCGCTCGCCAAAGTCGTGAGAATACTTCTGTGAACTTCGGGAACCATGTTGGTTGGCAGGGCTAGTTTTATTAGAGGAAGTAGACTTCTTACTGGCTGATGGAGAATTTAATGGCCGACCAGTTTTCTTTGTATTGGCTTCTAATTTTTTTGTACTCTCTTCTTTCTTTAATCCTTTTTGAGTAATGCCTGATGTTTGGGACTCGGCTAAAGCTTCTCCTGCTGCAGCACCAAGACCAGCAGCCTTAATGAGAGCAAGCGGTTCTTCAAAAAGTTTGAAGTAAGTTTCTTCTATATCTTCTTCTGCCATTGGAGGCATACCTAAATCTTTGCGGGCTTCGGACATTGTAACTAGATTGTTAAGAAATAGCTGAATCGTCTGATTCTCAAGACGACTTCTATCTTCTTTATCAATTACACCAAAACGAATTTCTACCTTGTTTTCTGGATAAAAGGCCTCTGCCCCAAAGTTGCCTTCTAAAAGCAACTCTTGGATAATCTCTTTTTCAATAAACATTTTAATGAATTGCTGAAGAGCCTCTACTTCTTGTAGGGCGCTCTTTGACATACTATCTGCTGTGGATCTATTGGCAGTCTCGCCGAGCCCAAAATCTATTCCAGACATACCTAGGCCAGAAAAAACCCTATCTCTGAAATAAGTCAAATAGGCTTCTACTCTTAAAGCCCTGCCCTCTGAACCAATAGCAGAAATCTTTGTTCTGTGATCGGAGAAGAAGATCCCACCAGCCGGCATATACTCTACCGTTTCTCTTGCTATCTGAGATTCAGTTTTTCCGTCTGGTCCCACTCTTTGAGGGAATTCATCTGTGCCAATTTGATAATGGAATAATGGATAAAGGTTGGACTCAATCAGCTCTTCAATATTTTCTTCAATTCTACGAAGCAATTCAAGATCATCAATGACTGGAATGAGATCTGGAGTGCCCACACAAAACCCAGGATTCTTGTTCATATAAAAGTGAACGATATCTTCTGGAAAAAATTCCTTCTGACTTCCATCGGGCATCGTTTGGCGGATTTTGGCAAGAGAACTATTTGCTTTCTCTTTAAATTCTAAAGTCTCCAATGGAAGGATGAAATAGCCAGCAACAGGCTCCAACTCTCTGCCAGTGTTGCCCTCTCTATAACCTCCTGAAGAATATCGCTTATCTCTGTTCTTAACCCACATGCAGTTTTTAAAGCGGATTAAGTCATAGGCTGTTTCCGTTAGCTGCAGTAAGAAAGGTCGAGCTGTTGCAATTTCTATTTCTGTAATTCTTCCTTTAATATAGTTTACATATTTGGGATTGTTTCCAACAAATTCGTATCCAGCTAATAGGAACCTATTCATCTTTTTTATAATAGATCGCGCAACATATGAGTCTACATGCTGAATAATTTGTAGCTCGCCAAAATCATATTCTGGATTATGCCATTGTTTTCTATGACGTTCCATATATGATATTTTGGGATCTGTAACCTTTCTGGGTTTAACAACTTTAACAGCGATTGGCTGAGTCTTACGCGAAACCAACTTGTCAGCAAGCAAATCTATAAGGTCAGAACGCATTATCTCATTCCCTTCTCAAGATCAGAAATCCATTGGCTTACAAGTCTATTCGCTTCACCGGTCCTATTTCCAGT